CATTGAGGCAGATGCTGCTCCGATTTCTCGCTCCAGCTGGCAGCTCACGGTTGTCGCAAGCACACAGTCTGAGCTCCAGAGCACCTGTGGCACACTAAAAAAGCTGCTCCACAGATACAAGAAAGACCGTATCCGTTACATCGAATACGTCAATTCGTCCACAGAATGGGATACTGAGGTTAAAACTCCGTATTCCCCTATGACCTTTAGGGTCACGTTCTACTAGAAAGGATGGTGCAACCATGGCTCAGACTACAGTCCAGCATCCCGAGACTATCCGCTTTGGCTCTGGTCGACTGGAGATTGGTAAGTCTCTAGATAGCCTGGTAGACGTCGGTGCGCTCACTGGCGTCCACTTCACCCACGAACTTGGAGACAAGGTCACCATTACTAGCGATAATACTGGTGTTATTCTTGAGCGTGCTGGCACCCAGACTGCTAAGGTCGAGGCGAACCTCATGGAGATTAACCTCGACACGCTTGCAGTTTATATGGGTGGCGTAAGCAAGCTCGAGACCGTTGCAGGTTCTCAGCAGACGGTCACCAATGAGGAGCACACACTCAAGGGTACCACGTTCATTCGACTTGATCATCGTATGAGTGATGGCAATGCGGTCACCATCGATTCCGTCAAGAAGAAGGGTAGCTCTGCTGCTGCTGTCGAGGACACAGACTATGTCGTGGCTATCGATTCTGACGGCTACACTTGCATCGCTCGTAAGAGCGGCTCCTCTGTGATTACGGATGGTTCCGTTGTCCAGGTGTCCTACGAGTATACGCCTGCAGAGTATAAGCGCCTGAGCTTTGGCGGTCTTCAGCAGCTCGACGCTGCCGTTGCACGTATCACGAACTACGACAGCCTCGGTCGCGAGTTCTCCATCACGGTGTACAAGGCTACTGCAGACTCTGGCATCGAGATTGAGTTCCAAGCTGACGATGCCGACGAGACGGATGTCGTGCCGATTACCCTTGTGGGTACGGAGGACACTTCCCGTGCCGTTGGTGACCAGCTGTTCGTCATCGAAGACCGCCAGATGTAACGTTTTTAAGCGTAAAAAATCGCGTTTTAAACGTCGAAAATCGGCTTAAAAAACGCGATTTTGCGCTCTTATAAACGATTTTATTGGTTTAAAAGAGAAAGGCTAACGGCTATGGCTAAGTACCTCAATCTGGACAAGATTGTCCCTGAGGAGCAGATTCTTGAGATTGCGGGACGTCAGTTCGACATCTCTCAGGTGCCTGCACGTAAGACTACCGAGCTCATTCGCATCGGTGCGTGGGCTACTTCTGACGAGATCAAGAACGACCCTTCCAAGAAGTATGAGGCATACGAGAAGGAGATGAAGGCTCTGCTTGACGTTCTCGGCAATGACCAGAACGGTGAGCCTGCAGACTTCGACTGGGTGATGGACAACGTCACCAATGCTCAGTTCTCTGCGATTCTTGACTTTGTTGCTGAGTGTATTCGTGGCGACAACAGTGAGGTGGCAGACGGCGAGACGCCTGCAAATTTTACTCCGAATCGAGCCCAGCGTCGAGCGATGAAGAAGAAGTAGATCTGGGGAGAATATTCGCTCAGGTCTGCCTAGTTTATCACTGGACGCTAGACTACCTGCTCGATTGCTTGACACTGCCACAAGTGGCCTTTTTCTATAGCCAAGCAGTGTTGTTCTACAATCCTGATTCCGACCCTAAACCAGACAAGAAGAAATTCCATGAGGTCTACGGGGAAAACGGAACGATTTCTCGATAACGAAAGGAGGTGGCAGACATGCTTCTGGATACATTGATGGTCAAGATTACTGGCGATGCGTCTGGGCTGGGCTCTGCCACCTCCAAGGCTAAATCCGACATCGGAGGTCTTGGAGATTCTGCTGAAGGTGCGGGAGGCAAGTTTTCCACTTTCTTCCAGTCGGTTAAGTCTTCAGCTTTCGGTAATATCATTGCAGACATGGCTCAGACTGCTATTAGCGCTCTGAGCGATTTGTCTTCTGAAGCCATTGAGGCTTCCGACTCTACACAGAAGTTCACGTCGACTCTGAACTTCGCAGGTGTTGACGCTTCAAAAATTGAAGAGCTCACCGCTTCTACACAGAAGTACGCAGACGAAACTGTGTACGGTCTGTCTGACATTCGAAACATCACGGCACAGCTAGCTTCCAATGGCGTCCCGAACTACGAGAAGCTGGCTGAAGCTGCTGGCAACTTGAACGCAGTTGCTGGTGGTACCGCCGATACATATAAATCTGTCGGTATGGTTCTTACCCAGACTGCTGGTCAGGGTAAGCTTACTACCGAGAACTGGAACCAGCTGTCTGATGCTATCCCAGGAGCTTCTGGTAAGCTCCAGCAAGCACTTCTCGAAGCAGGAGCCTACACAGGCAATTTCCGAGACGCAATGGCTGCTGGAGAGATCACCGCAGACGAGTTCAATGACGCTATTCTGAACCTCGGTCTAACCGATGTCGCACGTGAGGCAGCTACAGCCACCACAACGTGGGAAGGTGCATTCGGAAACCTTGAAGCCGCATGTGTTAACTTGATGGCGCAGGGTCTCAATCTGATTAAGCCTGCAGCAACAGCAGCGATCAACGGTCTCACCGACGCGATATCCACTATACCGAATGCTATCGGTTCGATTGGTAACACTTTTTCCGAATTGCAGGGCTGGATAGCAGACTTCGAGAATGAGACTGGTCAGGCAGCTACTGCTGGAGACGTAATGTGGAATGCCATCCAGCTTATCGGCCAGAAGATGGGTTTCACGTTCGAGCAGCTCAATCCGATAGCGAATTCTGTGGCTGGTCTATTCGATACAGTCCAGACGGCTATCATGAATGTAGGTTCTACGGTTGAGTCGAATATTGCTCCGTTTGTGTCTGCGCTCCAGAATCTAGGAGACACCATAGCGTCTAACGTGCTGCCCATGGTGACTGCTATGGTGGGGTATTTCTCTCAGGTGGGTTCTACGCTCACTGCAGTGCTCACTCCTGTGTTGAACACCATCCTCCCGATCATTATTCAAATCGGCACGATGATTGTTCAGCAGGTTACGAACATTGCCGCAATCATGATGCCCGCAATTACGAATATCTGCAATCTGCTCACACAGGTTGTGGCTGCGCTTCAGCCTATCATCGTCAATGCCATGAATTTCATCATGGGTGTTGTTAACACGGTATGGCCATCTATTCAGAACACTATACAAGGTGTCATGAACGCCATTCAAGCTGTTATTTCGACGGTAATGGGCGTTATTCAGGGCATCATTCAGGTCGTTCTTGGCATCATTCAGGGCGACTGGAGCGGTGTAATGAGCGGTCTTCAGCAGATTGCAAGCTCCATCTGGAACGGCATTAATGGTGTTATTTCCGGAGCTATTCAGGCTGTTCAGGGTGTAATTTCTTCCGTCCTTGGAGTCATTCAAGGTGTGTGGAGTGGCGCTTGGAATGCCATTAGCTCATTTCTAAGTGGCGCCTGGGATAGCATCAAGAGCGGTGTGAGCTCTGGTATCGGTGGCGTTCTTGGATTCATGCAAGGACTGCCTGGACGAATTCTTGGTGCTCTCGGAGACCTCGGCACGCTCCTACTTGATGCTGGCAAGTCGATCATGAAGGGTCTTCTCGACGGTATCACCAGTGGTGTTCAAGGTGTGTTCGACTTTGTCGGCGGTATTGGTAGTACCATTGCCAGCCTTAAGGGACCGATTCCGTATGACCTTAAGCTGTTGATACCGAACGGTCAGGCTATTATGAATTCGCTCCTTACGGGCATTAACAATGGTGTTACGGGTGTATTTAACCGAGTGAGCGATATCGGAGGGGAGATTGCAGACTCACTCAGTGGCGATTACACTATTCCAGTCGTACCAGAGCTGAAGATTGCAGACTTCAATGGCACATTGCCCTCTAATGGGTCTAAGTCGATTATAGACCCTCGTCCAGTTGTGAATGAAGCTCCTGTTGTAAACGTAAAAAAACATAATCGTTCGTTCAGACGAAGATTTTGATTCTGCAGCTACAGTTTTCAACAGAAATGTCATGCATGAATTGAATTGGAGTCAATATGCCCAATAAAGCTCGACAAATAATCCTAGAGTACGGAGACGACTCCATTGCCATACAAGGAGATCCTTCTATCAAATCCGATTTTTACATAACGGATGAAGGAATTGAAGGGTGGTTCTCGAATCCGACTGCAAAGGTAAGCTCGTCTGAAAGAACGACTGGAGACGGGTCTCACAGAGTGGTTGACTCTGGAGTTTTGTACAATTCCAGAACAGTTTCTTTCTCGGTTTATGTTATTGGGAAAGACAGAACTGAGGTGGTAGACGGCATTAAAAAGCTTCTCTACTATTCTAAGAAAATTGTGAGAATCTATGTGTATGATGCACAGGATTGTACATATTGCGATGGTTACGTCAAATTCGACGTTGACAAATCGTGGGACGTGAACTACGCTAAGGTCTCTGTCACTGTGGTGTGTCAGGATCCTGTACGCCTGTCTAGAGAGGTCTCCTCAGGCTACATGGAGCCGTCGCCAGACCCATCTGGTGGATTGCAATTTGAGGATTCCATTCTTGTTTTTCCCTTGAAATGGGGTAAGCAAACTGTAGTAAACAATACGTGTACAACACACAACAGTGGCACCATAGTTTCTTATCCTATTATCACTGTGTCCGGAAATTTCCCAAACGGATTTTCGATCACCAATCAAGAGACAGGAGAGAAACTATCTTATTCTGAACCAGTAAACTGGGGATCGCCTATTATAATGAATTGTAGCAAGAGAACGGCGTCTTCAAACGGAGTCGATGTAACAAGGAATCTGTCTGAGAGAGGGTTCCCTTCTGTTCCACCAAAGAGCGATTTGTCTCTGTCTTTTTTGGCGTATGGTGTAGGAACGTGCGAAGTCGTAGTTCATGATTCGTACATTTAGGAGGTTAAAATGTCTGTAGCGTTGGGAGTGCCTCAAAGCAATGCTGGGGTCGGAACTTCAGCACTAGAGATGAGAAAGATCATCGGTAGCCTTTTTGTTAATGTTGGCATCATTGACGGTCTCAGTGTTAAGGGCACATCGTCTCTCTATTATGTTGTGGACAGTGGCGTGGCTATCTGCAGCAAGGGGGAATCTGATGGTTACACCATAGCATACTGTTCAGGAGGAAACACGCCTTCTGTCCAATCGAACACTTCTAGTCAGTCGCGCATAGACGCTATCTGGCTGACGTCCCATGACATCCAGAGTGGAGATGGAGACAATCTCGTTACGATTGGTGTGTCTCAAGGAGTTCCGTCGTCCTCTCCCGTGCCACCGAGTATTCCGTCTGATGCGACAATAATCGCATATATGATGCTTCCTGCTGGGGCGACAAGCACTCAGAATGCCGTCATGACCTCCGAACGGAGATATGCCGTACCGTCTGGAGCTTCTCTTGGTGTTCTTCTTGACAAGACGGATACGTCATACAAAGGAATACATTCAGGTTCTGCATATACGTTTGCCAGTGGACAAATCTATGTGCCGACAGACAGACTTTTGTCTGTGAAGTTAACGGAAACCACATGGGCATGGAATCCAAGGACTCACGACTGGATTGGATCTGGGTATGTTGATTGGACACTTGATGGTGTTGTCCAGAGGGCATTCCGCTTCACGAATTATCCCGATACTCCAACAACGAGCTGTTTCGAAGATTTCGTCAAGGTGTCTGCAGGATTTCACTCGATCTCTGCCAGACTGTGGGGTTCTGACACAGTCCCCGCCTCAGACATCTGGCTTGATTACGCAGCAGGTTCGTGGCCAGGACAAAGACTGCTCGTTGTCGATTCTGGAGTGGCAGAATAATGTGGAATTCTTACATCTGTGACACCATATCTGGACTCATGATTACCCCCATAGAAATCCAGAATTTTTCGTGGCACATGAGTGTGTCAGATTCCTCATTGTCTACCAACACAAGAAGAAACGTTGGCGAGGACGGATTGTCGCAGATAAGTCTTCCGTGGGCTTCCGTTCCTTCTGACACACCAGAGGGACGAAACAGCATTCTGTATCCAATGAAAAGGTCTATCGTCCTAATGTGGGACGATACGCCTGTCATTTTTGGCACAATAGGGTACAGAGTCGACTCTGAAGACTGTACCGATTTTAGCCTCTTGTCTATCCAAGACATATTGTCAAGTCGATATCTTGTGAGAGAAAATGTGTTTGGCAAATCCTACGGAGGAACCACAAACGACACCATCTCTTACAACAATATGTCCCTCAGGGGGATAGCTGCAGACATTATACGGAAATGCACACGAGAAAAGCCTTCTGGAGGACTGCCGATAGACACTCAATACGATGGTGAGGCGGGAAACCACCAGAGGACTTACTATGGCTATAATGTGTCTAACAATGCAGCGGACAAACTCCTCAACGAAATAACCAATGTTCAAGACGGTATCGAGATGAGGTTTGTTCCCTATAAAAAGAGAAACAACATAAGGCTGAGGTTCGAAGCTGGAACAGACAGCGAGCATGAGCTGGTCAATAGCAACGCGAAAAGAACACTCACCTGGTTTTCAAATGGCAGAGGTCTGATTGAAGGATTAAAGGTCTCGAATATCGGACCATCGATGAGAGTATATGGAACTGGAGCAGGTCAAGACGATTCGACACTTTGCCATCTCGCACAAGACCTGTCTCTCTGCCAGACGAGAGACCCGTGGCCTATCATAGAGTCTGTTGTCTCAGACACCAGTTGGGACAACATAGATCTTCTAAGAAGGCACTCAGAAGGGACTCTCGAATCTTCAAAATACCCTCTGTGCCAAATGAAGGGGTCTGTGCACATTAACGATTTTGAAGACCAATTTATGGGGATGGTATGGCCAGGAGATCTTATCGACATAGACATCAGAGATCACCCCAGCTTACCAGACGGTATCTATACGACAAGGATTCTTCGCATGGAAGGCGACAGCACAGACAAAGTGTCTCTGACATTCAGCGTTATGAGATCCGTATCCTACTAATGAGAGGGTGAAAATGAACAGACTTGTTCTTCCTGGCATGAGTCCCGTCTATGAAAACATGGCTCGCTCCGTTGTTCAGGCTCACAAAAAGATAAACGGTCAAAATACCGCTCCAACAGGCGCCATATCTTTTCACCGTTCAAACGGTTCAAAAGACGTATATGGAATCCTAAACAAGGACGGCTATTCTGTCGCAAAGAATGTCGGAGACACTGTGGCACCAGGAAGACCTCTTGGTATCTCAGCCGTATCTGTCGGAGGTATCTTATATGTCTCCTGGAGTGGGGAACTTGAAGGTGGATTGCCGTCAGATTTCTACTGCGTCCGTGCGTATCTGGAGACAGAGGGCAAAGTCCATGTGATAGGCGAACTCACGTCAAAGGGCGATCTGTCGTACAAAAGCCTCGGAGAGGGTGTTCAAGGCACCGTATATGCCACTGCGGAGGATGAGACTTGTAACGAAGACGGCACGCCAAATCACAATGTGTCTGAAAAGTCGGACGAGATAAATGTTGTCGGCTCGCAGATTCCGATCCAAGGCGTAGACGTCGAGTACGCCCTCGGAAATTCGCAAACAACGCCTCCTGAGTCTGGTTGGTCCACTACGGCACCAGAATGGCAAGAGGGTATGTACATGTGGCAGCGCACTGTGACGTATACCTCTGATGGTTCTTCATATTCAGATCCGACTTGTATTCAGGGTGCAGCAGGCAGAAACGGTGTCGACGGCAAAGACGGCAGAGACGGAACTTCTGGAAGGGGAATAGCCTCTACTGAAGTCAAATATCAATCGTCGCAGTCGAGTACTACAGTCCCCACAGGAGAGTGGCTTACGGCCATTCCTAGTGTGCAAGAAGGCTGGTATCTGTGGACTCGCACCCAATTTACATATACAGACTCTACGGTGTCTTACGGGTACTCTGTAAGCCGACAAGGCGCTGACGGAGCAGCTGGTTCCAATGGCGCTCCAGGCGCTCCTGGAGCAGACGGTAAAGACGGAGCAAACGGTGTCGGAGTATCTGGATCTGAAGTAAGGTACCAAGCCTCCAATTCTGGCACAACAGCGCCCACAGGATCGTGGTTGACTTCACCGCCATCTCTGGATGCTGGTCAGTATCTGTGGACAAGAACGACCATCACTTATACCGATGGCAAATCTACGGTCAGCTATTCGATCTCTATGAAGGGTGAAACTGGTCCGCAGGGTCTGCAAGGTAAGCCTGGAGCGGATGGTCAGCCTCGATACACATGGCTCAAGTATGCAGATACTCCCACCAGTGGCATGTCTGACCTTCCCGACGGTAAGGGACTACATAGGTCTCGCATACAACAAGACTACACCTTCAGAGTCTTCGAACTATTCTGACTACACATGGTCTAAAATCGTTGGCGAACAAGGTCCACAGGGTGTACAAGGCATCCCTGGTCCTGCAGGTGAAGACGGTTCCACGTTATATACGTGGATTAAGTATGCAGACAATGCCTCTGGAGGAGGAATGTCTGACAATCCGTCTGGCAAGAAGTATATCGGCTTAGCGTACAACAAGGCAGTCCCGACTGAGTCCTCCGTGGCTTCAGACTACACTTGGAGCCTGATTCAAGGCGCTGATGGCAGGGATGGAGCAGACGGTGCAAAGGGAGACCCTGGAATCGGTGTTAAGGCTGTCGTAGAGCAGTATTATCTGTCCACCAGTAGCACTACACAGAGTGGTGGATCCTGGAGTACGAATCAGCCTAAGTGGTCTGAGGGGAAATACCTCTGGACGCGTTCACAGGTGACGTGGACCGACAATACTATCACGACTACCACCCCCATACTCGCCAAAGCAATTAACGGTGCGAACGAGACTGCGAATGAAGCTGTAAACAAAGTTGAAAAGATCAACTATTACTTCTGGACAGACAGCAGTGGTGCTCACGTTACGACTCAGCCGAATGATGCCACCACTGGACCGAACATCCTAATCGATGGAAACGGTTTCCATATCCGTCAAGGTAAGGTCGAGACGGCATTTTTCAGGTCTGACGAGATCGGTCTTGGCTCGAATTCACAAATGTCTGTTATTCGCATGTGCGGAGGACTCGGCGAGATAGGCACAGTGTCGTCTTCCAATTCGTCTGTTCTGGCGCTGTTTGGCGAGTTGGTCGGTCTGAGGGGAAGCAGTGGATCTGTCGTAGGCAACAACCTCGCAAACCTTACGTTGACGGATGACGATGCAGTTTTGACAGCGAACGGTAGCATTGTATTCAATTCTAAGACTACGTACCTCGGTACAAATAGTCTCGATTCGAGAGTGTATCTGTATAGCACGAGAGGATGGATTGAGCCAGTAGCACCTTCTGTAGACCATGTAAATGCAGGCATCAATATTCACGGCAAAAAGTGGATAGGCGTAGTCGCTGGCACAGGAACGCCAAATGGAATCAATTCGGGACTTTATATACAAAATGTGAAGGGGACATATGAAGATAGTGTCCTGGTCTTAAATGCTTACAAGTATCTTTTCGGTGGAAACGGAGATTCCGTAAAAAGTCAAGACGTATACAAAGCTATGCGCTTTGAAGACTGGAAAACGCTTTACGATGACCATACTTACGGTCGCATAAAATATAGGGTGTTTGCTGGAATGGTATTCCTCTACGGTAATGTCTCGGGAATAACAGGATCATGGTCTTTGCACATTCCATCGAAATATTGTCCTGAATTTGCAACTTGGTTTCCAGCTACGCTGTCTACAGTAGGAGGAAGTCCTTCCAATAACACCGCATCTATATGGATGGCAGGATATAGTGCAAAAGAAACAACAGACAACAATCTATGGATCTACACTAATGGACCTGTAGGAAATAACGAATTTGTTAATTTCTATGTCTGTTATCCTTATTGCTGGTTTTGATGGGTTTTTAAAGAGTTATAATGATTTTATCTACAGAAAGGAGAAGACATGTTCGAACCTTATTTAATGGGGCAATATCAATACCCTTGGCAGGGAATGCCCCCTACGCCAAACTGGCAACCACAAACGCCTCAGGTTGCCCAAGGACAGCAGGGTATTCAAGGTGTCCGATTCGTCGATGGAATCGAAGAGGCTAAGAACTGCACCATTCCGCTCGGTTCGAAGGCTCTCCTGATGGACAAGAAAAAGGACATGTTCTACTTGAAGGACGAGGACAAAGAGCTGGCAGACGTTTACGCATCTCTAGCTCGCACTGAACTCGACCACTACCAGAAGCTCTACAACCAGATGACTCGCATCATGACGAATTATCGTTCTGAGCATGGAGATCTGTCACCAGAACTGCAGGAATTCTACGATTGGCAGCGCACCAAGACCATGGACTACATGGCTGAGGTCAAGGTGCTTGTCGACTCGTACAAGTAGGTCAGATGGGAGATGGCGTGCTAGATTCTAACATTCCGCTACGCGACGCATTCTATCTGCTTTTTGGAATAGCCTCATTTGCAGGAGTCTTGTACGCCATTTTTTTCAGGCAAAACCAAAAGTGTCGGCGACGAGCGTGAGCGTATCGTTCGCATCGATGAGAACCTCAAGGAGATGCGTAGCGACGTCGCCGACATCAAGGCAGAATTGCGTCAAACAAAGAGCATGATGTCTGACCATGAGCGACGACTCATAAAGTTGGAAGAGGAAAGATCTACGATGTGGAAACGCATCGACGAGATAAAAGAAAAGATCTGTTAGGAGGAAAAATGTTGAACATCAACTGGGGAGTGCGATTGAAGAATCCCGTCTTCTGGGCACAAGTATTGTGTGCTATCGTGCTCCCACTTATCGTGGGTGTTGGTGCCCAGTGGGAGGATATGACCAGTTGGGTCAAGCTCGGAGAGACTATCGTCTCTGGGCTCCAGAATCCCGTTGTGGTGGTCTCTATGATCGCAAGCCTGTGGGCTTGCATTACTGACCCGACCACCAGTGGTACGTCTGATAGTGAGTCTGCTCTCGCACGAGATTATCTCAAGGGGAACGTTAAGCGTCCTGGTGAGGTGAACGAGTAATGGATTTTGGGAATCTCAATGCGGACGTGAACAAGATCCTCACGAAACACTTCACCAAGGGTCGTGGTGGTAATGACATCCAGTTTGTCGTTGTTCATTACAATGATGGAGACCTCACCGTAGAGGGCTGCTATAGCGTGTGGCAGACTCGCGAGGCTTCTGCTCATTACCAAGTCGAATCGTCTGGACGCATAGGTCAGCTCGTCTGGGATGGCGACACAGCATGGCACGCAGGAAACTGGGCTGCGAATCAGAAGTCCATTGGCATTGAGCATGCCAATCAGGGAAATTCCATGACAGATGCTTGTATCGAGAATGGTGCGCATCTGTGCGCTGCAATCTGCAAGTACTACGGTCTTGGTCGTCCAGAGTGGATGCGGAACGTATTCCCGCATTGCCACTTCTCCTCTACCAGTTGTCCTGGACCTCTCAAGGAGGGGACGTCGTATCACAACAGATACATGGAGCGAGCTCAGTACTGGTATGATGTGATGACTGGAGCGCAGACTGAAGGAGCAGGGTGGATCAATCGAGATGGTCGATGGTGGTATCGTCATTCCGACGGGTCTTATACCACCAATGACTGGGAGTTGATTGATGGCGTATGGTATCACTTCGATTCTGAAGGCTGGATGCAAACTGGCTGGATTCTAGATGATGACAAGTGGTATTACCTTGCAGATTCAGGTGCCATGTTGACTGGTTGGGTTAGTGTTGACGGTAAGTGGTATTACCTAGACGACTCTGGTGCTATGGCAACAGGGTGGATCGATGTCGATGGCAATCGTTATTACCTCAACGATTCAGGCGCAATGGCCACTGGATGGCTTATGTACGAAGGGTCTTGGTACTACCTCAACGATTCAGGCGCAATGGTAAGAGACTCTACGATTAATGTCAATGGCGAAAATTACGTCATTGACAAGGACGGAAAGATGGTCACGGGAGACCTGGAGCTTTACGCTGCAGAGTCTGGGCAGCTCAAAGTCCGCAAAAAGCCTGAAGCATAACGACACATCCCGCATATGCGGTTGTGTACCCCTCGGGTGTTTGCCGTGCCTGAGGGGTTTTCTTTTTCTATTCGGAATCACGTATTTTCCCCTAAGGATAGACGTCCCTCCCCCTCCCCACCTTCGAGTCTAGTGTTCTCTTAGGTATGATTCATTATAGAAAAACACGTGGGCGATTGGAAGATCTAAATAGGTTTTCACCTTTTGAAAAATTGATTGATGTCTACCTAGGGGGAGGGGGAACTCTCCCATTAGAAGAAAATACGTGATTCTCGATGAGATTACACAAAAACAGAGCGATAATATAAATGTTGTACAATTCCAACAGAAAGGGATGACATGGAAATTCACGAGATGAAGGACGATGGAAGGTACGGCATCACCATCAAAGCAAACGGTAGCGTCTGGAAGAAGATAGCTGCAGCAGCTAAAAAGAACTGTGTATCTGTCAACAAGTTTATGATTGATTGCGCTCGAATTGGATGGAAGAACGCAGACATTGATGAATTGTCTGGAGATACCTTCGAAGATTTGAAGGCAGAGCATCCTATGCTTGAAGGGTATCTCTCTGCTTTATCCCGATACAGTGTCTGTCACAGGAATCGTGAAATTCACGAATGTTACTCCGCAGACGGCACTTCAAATAATTAATAAACTCGTCAGTGAAGGTCGCCTGATTAAGAGTCGTGGCTGTGGCATATGGAAGTTTGTCGATGCGGACAACACGACACTCAAGGCATTCGCAATGTCGTGGCTGGAAGTCGATGATGAAATCCGAAGGTATGCTGTTCAATTCATTCAAGATGTCGGTAGCTACCGACCAACAGAAGCCCTGTCGACTTGGACAAAGCGTATAAGAGACGATTTGTCTGCGTCTGGATCATACGAGCCATTCCTTGCAGAGCATCAACTCAGCGATGACTTTGGATTCGAATCGTACGTGAAAAGCGAGATATCGAAAATCTCTGAAGCGTTTGATATCGAAGGCGTATCCCATAAAAAGAAGTCTGGAGGTATAGACATTAATCCAAATATCCTCCAGGAGATGAACAGACGAGATATCGATTTCGATGGCTGGGACGACCTCGTGTAAAAATATTTTCAATATTTTTTCAGATTCCCGATAGAAGTTGAACAATCTTGAGGGATAATAACGTTGTCAAGAAGTTCAACAACTACGACAGGGAGTCAACAATGAAGAACGTCAAGAACATGAACGACATCGCCGCTATCGCCACTGCCAAGGTCAACGAGCTCATCGCAAACGGTTTCATCTTCAACTTCGGCACCATGGCTGGTTCTCAGGGTGACGATTTCAAGGCAGACCTCACCAAGGACGGCATCACCTACCGTATTCGCGTCTTCCACGAGAGCAAGAACTTCAACAGCATCGAGGTTCTTGAGGTTCGTAAGTATGAGCAGGACTTTGCCAACGACAGCTTCAGCTCCCTCTGGAATCAGGACGGCGAGGTTGTCGAGTCCCACGTTTGGTATCGCATGGAGAACCGCAACGGCTACGTCTACACCGATGATGCTGAGGCCTTTGAAGAGGCTCGTGAGCTCCGTCGTGCTCGTTACGCCAACCACAAAGACGGCAACACCAAGAGCGCCATTGCTCCCGAAAAGATCGTCGAGAAGGTTCGTGCTCACCGTGGCTACAAGCGTACCAAGGCTGATGACATCAAGCGCGTCGTCCGCAAGAACAACAAGTACACTGGCAAGGTCACCTACGTTGTCGAGTTCAAGAATCGTGTCTCGAAGACTGCAGACTTCAAGCTCGAACTGAACTAGCCCATTTTACTGACCCAGTACTTCCTCAGTACTGGGTCAGTTGCGATAGCCTGTAGAGAGGAAACGAATGTGTCTAATGATAGAGAGAAAATCCCGCCTTGTATCCATGGTGAAGTGTGTCGCGCCTATATGCGAGAGTTCGGACTGCAGCAAGTGAATGGTAGGCTGCAGTGCTGTATAATCTCTGTCCGTTGCCCAAAGTGTAAATACTATGAACCAGAAAGCGATAGTGCTGGACTGCATGTCCAGAATGTGTATCGCTAGAAAAAGCTGCCCAGTAGGAGCATACCATGAAAGACATTCTCAAGAAAATCTGCCTGGCAATCGTAGCAACGATCCTCGTAATGTGGGTCTGGAATCAAATGTTCCCGCATCAGCAGTCAGACGCATACAAAACTCGACTGATCAACAGAGCCGAAATCGTTTACGATACACCAGCTGCACCAGACGGGTACTCAGAAATGAACGGATTCTACCACACATCTCTGACCGAAAAAAGCACGTGTGCTACAGACAAGTTCCCCATCGGAACAAAGGTGTCTATCTGGTGTGGTATTGATGCCGAGCGTGGCTCATCGATCGAAGCCACAGTCGTATCGAATAAGGTCCACATCGATGCAGTCGACACCATTGAGTTCTCTGAAGATATTAATGACTTCTTCGCAGGTGGAACCACGATGTACGCTGTTTGGGTAAAGGAGGTCTAGCATGGGGAAGACACTCCTTCCATATCAGAAAGCAGGAGCCAAAGGTCTCCGTAAACTCAAGCGAGGCATCCTCGCAGACGACATGGGTCTGGGGAAAACCATACAGGCAATAGCCGCTGCAGCCCAGAAGACCAACCAACACATCTTGATAATCACCCTGAATGGGCTTCAGAACAACTGGAGAGCTGAAATATGCGACCTGCTAGGGCAAGGTCAGGACATCGAAGTCTACGATGGAAAACAAGTGATTGGAACGTCCCGTTGGACCATCATCCACTACGAGGCGGCTCGGCTTGAGCGCAATGCCAAGGTTCTGTGCGACCGCAAATGGGACGTCCTGATCGTTGACGAAGCGCACAGGTGCAAGTCTCACAAGGCTCGCACCAAGGCTGGCAATGCCACGAACTACGGCATAGTCAACAAGCTGTCATATCGCAGTCGTGAGCTGTATCTGTTGACTGGCACTCCCATGCGAGAGAATCCTGCAGACGTGTGGGCATTGCTACACTTCATAGACAAGAAGAAGTACAGCTCGTTCTGGCGTTGGATACCTACGTACGTCATCTATGAGCAAACGTACTTTGGCAAGAAGGCGTCTGGCTACCAGAACCTTGATCTGCTGTCTCGTGAGCTCAGCCAATATATGATCCGCAGACGGAAATGCGACGTGATCCACGATTTACCTCCCAAGCGCGTTCATACCATAAAGTGCGGCATGAGCGACAAGCAGTCTAAAATCTACACCCAGATGCTCAATGAATATGTGGCTGAGGTTGAGAACAATGTGTTCGTTACCGCTCCTGCTGAAGTCAGTAGGCTTATGCGCCTCAGGCAGATTGCCACGGATGCCAATTGCTTGACAGAGACTGCATTCTCTACGGTTATACCAAGCGGAAAGATCCAGACACTCGAAGCTATGGTCCAGGAGATATGCGTTGAGCAAGACGAGAAGGTCGTCATTTTCAGCAACTGGGCTAGAGTGGTGGCATCCGTTGAGCGCACACTACGCAAATACGGATGTGTCACATACACAGGCGAGACTCCGAAGCAGCAACGTGAATTGGCTGTGAAGCTGTTCCAGCACAATCCAAAGGTGAAGGTGTTCATTGCCACCATCGGTGCAGCTGGAACGGGATTGACGCTTACTGCTGCTAGCAAGATGATTTTCACAGACCGAGCATGGACACCTGACGACAATGCTCAGGCTGAGGACAGAATCTACGCTCGTATGAACGACATCCATGGCGCAGACATCTATAAGCTCATCACTGCAGACACCGTTGACGAGACCATTGAAGCCTACATCAACGACAAAGAAGTGACCGTGGATACCGTCATCTCGAACATCAAAAGCGCAGTTCTTGCTACGAATAAATAAATTTTTAAATTTCTACATATTTTCCTCTGAAAATGGAGGATAATATTGGAACAATGACGACAGACAGGGAGAGGTGATCATGAATAAAACTTAATATCTAATTGAAGGGTTATATAACCCAATTGTATTGCTCACCTTAATTTGAGAAGAAGGAGGTAAAATCAGTGATTACCGTAAGCAACAGTCGTCTCGCTTGCTTCAGGCGTTGCCCTCGTAAGTACGAGTATCGTTACGTCGACCAGCTGACCGCGAACGACAAGGCTCCCGCACTGATGCTAGGCTCGCTTGTCCACGAGTCCCTCGCAGAGTTCTACTCTCTCGAGAACAACGACAAGGACGTTAACGTTCGTGCTTCTATGGCTATGGCCATGTACGACAACAAGGTTGCTGAGGCGGCTACGGAGGTTCTCTCTGCAGGTGGCGATTCTGAACGTTTTGACAAGGATTCGTTCATGGGTCGTCAGATGCTCAAGTACTACTTCGAAGAGGTCGCTCCAAACGACGATTTCACCCCAGTCGCTAGCGAGCTGAAGGTCGAGGTTCGTGTCCCGAATCCCAATGGAAAGTTCAGCTGGTGCACGTTCATCGGATACGTCGACGCAATCGTCGAACGTGAGGGTCGTCTGTACATTCTTGAGCACAAGACTGCAAAGACGCTCGACACCAAGCACCTCATCACCGATACCCAGGTGACCCAGTATATCTGGGCTCTCCGTCAGATGGGCTATGACGTGTGTGGTGTGTACTACAATATCCTCAGGAAGTGCGATCCGTATTCCGCTCGCACCAAGGCTCCCTATCACTATCGTGAGGCTGTCTATCGTAACGATCGCGAGGTCGAAGAGTGTGGTCGTCAGTTGTACAATCAGTACATGGCGATGAAGCATGCAGATCGTTATGGCTTCTATTGCAATCCCACTCGAGATTGCTCTTGGGACTGCGAGTACCGTCCGATTTGCATTGCTGAGATGGAGGGTCGCATGAACGAGGCTGACCTCCACGAGCTCGCAGGCGTTGAAGGCTTCCACGTGAAGCAGGAGTCGGAGTCCAACAAGAACCCTGACAACAAGATTGAGAAGGTGATTAAGAATGGCTAAGGACACCATTAAGATGCTAGTTTACGGTGACCCTGGCGTCGGTAAGACCGTGTTCAGCTGCTCTGGCGACAAGACTATTTTCGTGGACGTTGAGGGAGGTTCCCTTTCCGTTCAGTCGCGCATCAAGTCTAAGAAGGTCGTTAAGAAGAAGTTTGAGACCTTTGACGAGATTGAGGACTTCATCCGCACCCTCCACGAGAAGGGTGGCGGCAAGGCAGATACGCTCGTAATCGATTCCGTCACTGAGCTCCAGAAGAAGCTCATGGACTATATCGTAGAGAGCCATCCTGAGGTGAAGCGTCCCTACGGTGATGGTCTCACCGTTGGAGACTGGGGGTACAACACCGAGCGCATGCGTCGCTTCATTCGCATGGCTCGTGACCTTGACATGAACGTCATTCTCACGGCACTCGCCATGGATGAGAAGAACGAGGTCACTGGTGCCGTTAAGACCATGCCTAAGATGAGTTCCAAGCTTGCAGCAGACGTCTGCGGGTATGTCGATATTGTCGGTTATCTTTACGTCGACAATGTCGAGACCGAGGATGGAGTTGAGCCTATGCGTCGTATGCTGGTTCAGCCTGTCGGAGCCTACTACGCCAAAGACCGTTCTGGCGTGCTTGGTACTGTCATCGACAATCCTACGTTCCCTGAGGTTTACGACATGATTTTCGGAGAGGAGTAAACAATGGCTGTCGATTTGCTTGATTTGGGTGAGTTCACTGGTAACGAGGATGAGGGTTCTGGTTTCAACCCGATTGACTCTGGTCGTTATCGCGCTACCGTGTTCGATATTTCTCGTGAGGTCGGTAAGAACTCTGGTAAGCCTTATTTGAAGTGGTGCTTCCAGATTTGTGAAGGTGAGCCGTTTGCTGGTCGTCGTCTGTGGGACAACACCTCCCTCAGCGACAATGCCAAGTGGCGTCTTGTTCAGGTGCTCAAGGCATGCGGCATTGACGTACCTAAGGGTCGTCTCCAGCTGAATCCGAATGACCTGCTTGGCAAGGAGCTCATCCTGACTGTCGGTCTCGAGCCTGACGAGTACGCGAACGATCGAGACGGCACTACCGACCAGATGCGTAATGCCATCAAGGGTTTTGCTCCTACGAATGGCGTCTCTAAGCCGAAGATTCAGGTGCCTGATGCTCCGAAGCCCACTTCTAAGCCTGCTCCTAAGAAGTCGGCTAAGAAGGCTGATAAGGCTCCTAAGAACGTGAAGGAAGGGGACGAGGAGCAGCCTCCGTTCGACGAGACTCCCGCTCCAGCTCCCAAGGAGGAGCCTCTGCCTGTGACCGATGTCGCAGACGATGACGATGATGATGATTTCGACTTCGAATAGGATGTAAAATGTCTGCCCAGAACATGTCCATTAAGGACTACTTTGAATACGCATTTGGGCAGCAGCTGACACCTGACAGTAGCGGTGAAGTTGCTGTCAGGTGTCCTTGGCATAACGACAGCGTCGAGTCGATGTCTATCAATCTTAATACGGGTCTGTGGACTTGTTTCGGATGCGGTCTCAAGGGAGACATCTACACATTCGTTCAGCTTTACGAGGACACAGATTTTAAGGGAGCTTGTAAGTGGCTTAGCGACCACGGTTTCGTTGGTGATGTAGAAATTGAGCTGGTTGGTGATGAGTCGCCTAAGAAGCCCAAACTAATCACAAAGCGACCCAAGAAGAAGCTCCCTCCGATCTCCGATATCGTGATCGATGGTTTGGTAGACAATCTCTGGTGCAATTCGGCTGTGCTAGATTTTCTTCACAACAAGCGTGGATTCACTGACGATACTATTCGTCAGTTTAGACTCGGCTACCACAATGGTAGGATTACAATCCCGCTGTTCAATGAAGAGGGCTGCTATAACATTCGTCAGTACGACTGGGCTAAGCGCGATTCATCTAAGGTGATTAGCTGGGAGCGCGGTCGTGGTGGCGTTACTCTTTTCCCAGATCCATCGCTGTGGAGCGATGACCCCATCTTCCTGTGCGAAGGTGAGATGGACTGCATCCTAATGCACCAGCTAGGCTTCAATGCGGTCACGTCTACCAGTGGTGCTGGTAACTGGAAGCCTGAGTGGAATCAATTGTTCCACAGTCGTGAGGTCAATATTTGCTACGACATTGACAAGGCTGGTCAGAACGGCATGGTCAATGTAGCAAACAATCTTGAGCATATCGTCTCATCCGTTCGCATACTGAATCTGCCTATTTCTGAGCCGTCTAATGGGGACGTGACGGACTGGGTAGTCGGCTATGGTGCAACTCGAGATGACTTCCAACACCTCATCGACAAGACCGTTCCTCGCAATACCCTCCAGGACGAGGACGATAACGAGGTGTACGACGTCCCTCTTCACGAGGCGTCCCTTGCAAAGTATGCTGGCAAGCGTATTCGTACTGCAGCGGTGGTTGCAGGCAAAGATCTTGAGCCTTATATCGTTCCAGATAGATACGTAGTCCGCTGCGCTTCAGCGAACAAGAAGAAGTGTACCGTTTGCCCTATTGGCATAGCAGGTGGCACTCTTGAAGTAAACATTCCGAAGGACTCTCCGAACCTCATGAAGCTTCGAGGTCTGAGCGACTCTGTTCAGCGTACGAAAATGAAGGAATTTGCAGGTGCGCTTGGTGACTGCACCGTAGATCTGGACGTGATTGACAATGTCAACATTGAAGATCTCGTCATCATTCCTGAGCTTAGCTGGAACGACGAGAACCAGAGCTACGTGACTCGTCACGTCAGTATCGTAGATCACGGTATTCAGGCTGGTAAGAGCTACGTGTTCACAGGTATAACCGTGCCAGACTCTTCCACGCAGCATGCCACTCATTTGTTTTACGACAAGGAATGGAGCGAGGACGACATCAGCTCATTCGAGATGTCCGATAACCTGAAAAATGAGCTCAGTGTATTCCAGCCTGCAGAGGGTCAGACCGTCCGACAGAAAATGGACGAAATCGTTCGTGATCTGTCTACGAATGTGACATCAATCTATGGCAGGAACGATGTCCACATTGCTGTCGATTTGGCATATCATTCTCTGCTGCGTTTTGACTTCGATGGCAAGCCTTTGAAGCGCGGATGGCTTGAGGTTCTCCTGTTCGGGGATACTCGTACGGGAAAGACCGAGACTGTCCAGCAGCTCATGCGACACTACAGACTCGGAGAATTCGTTACTGGCGAGGCATCCTCGTATGCAGGTCTTGTTGGTGGTCTGCAACAAGTCAACAAGCGCTGGCAGATCACATGGGGAAAGATTCCTCTGAACGACCGTCGACTGGTCGTTATCGATGAGGCTTCTGGTCTCACTCAGGATGAGATTGCGAACATGTCTGGCATTCGTTCCAGTGGCGTCGCAGAGATCACGAAGATTCAGACTGAGCGTGCGCTTGCTCGTACGCGCCTTATCTGGATCTCCAATCCTAGGTACGGAGACAACGTTTCCAGTAGGACGTATCCTGTCGAGTTTATACCTCAGCTGATTGGTAAGGCTGAGGATATTTCCCGCTTTGATCTGGTTGTTTCTTCTGCGAGCGAGGATGTTGATTCAAAGGTAATCAACAGCAATACCACTGAAGAAGTGCCGCATGTGTACACAAGTGAGCTGTGTCACAATCTGATTATGTGGGTGTGGTCTCGTCGACCTGAGGATGTTTTGTTCTCCAAGCAGGCTCGCAAGCTCATTTACGAGTTGTCTGTTAAGATGGGTGAGGGGTACACTTCCGAGATTCCTCTTGTCGAGAGTGCAGATTTCCGTGTTAAGTTGGCTCGTATGGCAGCGGCATGGGCAGCTCGTTTGTTCTCAACGGATGACGGAAATCGACTGCTTGTGAAGAAGGAGCATGTCGAAGCTGCTGCACAGTTTGTTAACGAGTGCTACAAGAAGTCCTCGTTCCGATACAAGCAGTTCAGCGAGGCTCGTGCCAAGGAGAACGAACCACTTGGAGCTTCTCGGGATGACGTGATTAAGTGGATGGAAGACGAGCCTCTTGTGTTTCAGTTCCTGTCATCGTATGATGAGTTCAAGAGGCAGGACATCGAAGACTTCTGCGGCATGACGAGAGAGGATTCGGCGAATATTACCAGATATCTCTCAAGCCATCGTCTTGTAAGGCTGAGCCGTGGTACGCTTCGAAAGACGCCGATGTTCATTAAATTGCTGGAAGAAATGAGGAATCAATGAGCGTGGCAATCATCGGTGCAGGCATGACAGGTTTGCTTGCAGCAAAGGCTTGTATGGACAAAGGCATTATGCCGACCATTCTATCTGCCACTAAGCCGAATCCAGGTCATGGTGTCCGCTATCTTCATAACAATTGTGGACTCCCGTTGAAGCCTATCGAGATCGAGACTGCATTCGTGGGCTATGGTGATAAGTTCATGCGTTGGAACAAGGCAGACCAGAGGGCTATGGCTGAGCTGTATGCCATTAAGACTGGAGCCTCCCAGACGAACAACTCCATTCACCGATCTATGAAAACTGTCACGGCATACAACTGGATGGACGCATGGAGCATGCTCCAAGGTATGCGAATCACAGAGGACGAGGTGATGCCTAGCGACATGCGAGGTCTGTCTCGTAAGTTCGACCTGGTCATCAACACAGCTCCTTTGAACAAGATTTATCCGCATTCGAAGTCTCAGTGCTTGTATCGCGAGATGTATGTTTCTGACTGTAGTCCATATCCGAATCACGACAGTTGGGCTTCTACTCCAGACAACATAATTGTCTACAATGTTGATATCGATGCCCCTTGGACACGTTACAGCAGGGTCGATGGCGTTGAGCAGACAGAGTATCTGAGACCTGTCGAAGGTGCTCATAAGATCATTAAGGTAGACGGTAAGGCAAAGTTCTACAACCACCAGGAGAATGTCCTTCTTCTCGGTAGGTATGGAAAATGGGACTCGACATATATGGCTCACATGGCATACTATGATACGATGTCTCGTCTTGAAAAGATGGGTCTAGGCAAGTGATGAACGGGTACGCGATTGTAGATTGCTACGAAGGCTATTCGCTGAAAATGTCGAAGCCTGACTCTGAAGGCGACCGTGGCTTTCTGGTCATCATGGACGAATTTCCAAGCACGTCCATTTACATCGGTCACGGTAAAGACGTTCATCACTTCATCGATTGGTACAGAGGACTGATCGATGAGTACGGCTACATAAGCGGATTGGGGGCACCATCTGTGAAGAATCAGAACAGAAAGAAGGTCTTTGTTGACCTTGACAATGTGATGGCAGACTACGGAGGAGACTTCCTGCGATGGGCTACCAACGGTCAGCTCAGTCCGTCTCCGAACGACCTGACATCGCTCCATCTGAACGAGATTCTGTGTCTCGATGATGCAGACTACGCTGAGCTTAAGCGTCGGTGGCGCGTGGAAGGTCATAAGCGCAACATGACCATGATTCCAGGCACGCATGGCGCATTGAGACGTTTGTCCCAGTGGTATGACGTGGTCATCATCTCCAGTCGTCCTGCTGACGAGTATGACAATATCCGAGAGGACACAGAGTACTGGCTTAAGCAGCACGACCTGCAGTACAGTGAACTCGTGTTCACGAAGGAAAAGTTCAACTACGTCCATGATCATTATGACGTGAATGACGTGTTGGCAATATTCGATGATGACCCAAAGAATCTGGTCAAATTCGCAGGTAAGCAGACTATTCAGTGCTACATTGTCGACCGTCCGTACAACAGGACTGGCGCACCGTTTGTGCATCGTTTTCGCACTTTGTATGATGCAGCATGCCACTTTATTGGAATGAATGAACCGTGGAAGGATGAACGATGATTATCTCTATCGAAGGTATTGATGGTGCAGGCAAGTCTACGCTCGCAGCTCGTCTGAGTGAAGAGCTGGGCTTTCCCGTTCTCGATTTGAACAAGGACATGCTTGAGCCGTATGAGTACGTTCATGGGAAGTCTCGCCACTCGGCTCCGTGCTTCAACCGAGACTCGTGGAAGGTCGCAGCTGTGGCAATCCAGACTCTCGATAAAGCTGGGGCGAACGCAATCCTCGACAGGACCACGCTGTCTTGCTGGGCTTATCAGCAGCGTACGGATTCAAATCTTGAGTATCTTGCACAGGTGATTAAGGATGTTAAGCCTGTCATCGTAATGCTGGACACAGACGTCGACACTTGCATGGAGCGAGATCCTGATGTGTGCAAGGCTGGCTGGGGATACGATGATCTTGTCTACCAGAAGCACCGTATGCTCGCAGCATCTGAGTGCTTTGCTCGTGCTGGTGTTCCTGTGCTGACGCTTCACCAGTGCAAGACGTCTGCGAGCAACATCTGCAAGGCGATCGTGAAAGATCTGAAGGAGATGAATCTGTTGTGAAAGACGATTTCGTGAACCTCCATTGCCACAGCGAGTTTTCTTTGCTAGATGGCATGCCTCGTGTGGAGGATTATGTCGATTGGGTTGTTGAGCACGGTCAGCCTGGAATCGCAATCACAGATCACGGTGCCATGGGCTCTGGATATGCTCTGCTTAAGGCGGCTTCTAAGGCTGGAATTAAGGGTATCGTAGGCATCGAGGCTTACATTGTCCCCGATGCAAGCAAACACGTCAAGGGAGAGCGCAGAAGCCATGTAACACTGCTTGCAAAGAGCTGGAAGGGTTGCCAAAACCTTTTCAGATTGTCTACCAGAGGCTGGACGGATGGCTTCTACAATCGTCCTCGTATTCAGCCCAGTTGGCTTAAGGAGTGCAGCGAGGACGTCATCTGTTTGTCTGGCTGCATGGATACGATGTTTGGGAAGGTGAAAGACCCTCTCAAGCTCGGTATGCAGATGGCAGAGATTTTCGATGGTCGCTTCTTCATGGAGATCATGCCGACGAAAATTGACAAGCAGACTCCCATCAACATGACTGCCATTAGAGTCGCGAATACGCTCGGATTGCCTATGGTCGCCACTCCAGACTCGCATTACCTTCGAGACTGGCAGCAGTACCACAAGTACTACCTCGGTACTGGTTCAAAGGGCAAGGTATGGGAATTCGACGACAACTGCTTCCACCCGATGACTCGCAACGAGATGGGTGGTCTGCTTTTGGCGAATCATCCATATCTCACACAGATGGACATTAGTCGTGCGCTTGACGGCACTTTGCAGGTGTGCGATATGGTTGACATCCAGATGCCACAGTGGAAGTCGCTTACCCCTCAGCCGTATCCTGGTCTGTCTGATGACGAGGAATATGAGAAGCTGCGTGAGCTTACGTATGCTGGAATGGCTCAGCCAAAGTGGGATGGGAAGCGCGATGACTCAAGATATATCGAACGGCTCGAATATGAGCTCAATTACATCCACGAACAGGGATTCGTCCGATACTTTCTCCTCATTGACGACATGCTTGAATTCGTTCGAAGAAGTGGTATCTTCTATGGTCCAGGTCGTGGATCAGCTGGTGGAAGCCTTGTCTGCGCTGCTCTCCGAATTACAGACCCTGACCCAGTCGCTCACGACCTTATGTTCGAACGATTCCTCGCACCAGGACGTGAGGAGCCGCCAGACATTGATCTGGACTTCGAAGATTCGCGCCGACAAGAGATCAAAGATTATCTCATTGAAAAGTATGGTGAAGCGAACGTCGCCTCGATGGGGATGTACGGCAATCTCGGGGAGAAGATGGTGATGCAAGACCTTGCACGATGCATGGATATTCCTCGTGCAGAAGTGAACAAGGCATCTTCCCTCGTCACTCCAGGAGACAAGGGAAGCCAGAAGCTCGCATCGTCTCTCGCTATTGTTACCGACATTCTTGAAAGTACGATTCCTGGCAAGCAGCTGTGCTCTAAGTACCCAGACTTTGAGCCTGCATGCAAGCTTCTGTTGAATCGCAAGCGACAGCGCGGTGTGCATGCTAGCGGTGTTCTGGTCAGTCCGTTCCCGCTCACAGATGCCATGCCGCTTGATGTTCGCAATGGTGTTAAGTGCTCGGTGTTCGACGGTCATGAATGTATGGCTATGGGATTCTTGAAGCTCGACATCCTCGGCATCAAGACCCTCAGTATCATTCGAGAAACGTGCGACCTGAGTGGCATAACTCGTGACGATCTGTTGGCTCTTGACTACGCAGATCCTGCAATCCTGGCAGACTTCCACGATGGAAAGACTAATGGGGTGTTCCAGTTCAACTCTCAGGGGATGACTGGTCTGCTCAGGGAGATTCCTGTCGATTCGTTCGATGACCTCGTGGCCGTCAATGCGCTGTACCGTCCAGGAGCAATGCGCTCAGGTCTGTTCCAGAAGTATGTTGACCGTCGAGCTGGTCGTGAAGAGGTGCCGTCTCTTCACCCTATCTATGACGAAATCACGAAGGACACTGAAGGCGTCCTCGTGTATCAGGAGCAGATTATGCTCATCTTCGGACAGCTGGGCAACTATGACCCACATGGCGTAGACCGAATGCGTGAGATGATTAAACGTCAACCAGGCGTCGCCGTGTTCAACAAGGAGCTACCCGCATTCCTTGAAGGTGCCACTTCCCATGGCATGAGCGAGTACGATGCCCGTAATCTGTTCCAAGAGATGGTGCACTTTGGTTCGTATGCATTCAACAAGTCCCACGCATTCCAGTACACTCAGATCGGCTACTGGTGCATGTGGCTCAAGCATTATCACCCAGTCGAGTGGTATTGTGCTCTGATGAACTGTGAGCACGAGGATGACAAGTTCCGTTCTGCGCTTACAGACGCCATCCAGCATGGTGTAAAAGTGTTTTTGCCAGACATCAATCACAGTGGACGTGAAAGCCGTATTGTCACGAACAAACACGGCGTAAAAGCCATTAAGCTCGGTCTAACGCATATCAAGGGCATGGGCGACAAAGCCGTAGATGATATCCTTGAACACAGACCGTATGCAGACTTTGATGATCTGTATAATCGCGTGACTCGTCGTGTTGTGAACAAGCGTGTGCAGGAATCCATTCGGGTGTTGGGACTGCTAGGTGCTGCTAATCGCCCATGGGATGAAGACTATTTGACGTGGCGCAATCGGTATCCACTCCCTGTTAATCATCAGGCTCTGGCTCATCTTGACCGCATTGCAGGATACAAGGAAATCCCGTGGACGAATATCGATTCGCTGCAAGGCAAGTCTGGCTCCGTTTATGTGCGCGGTGTAATCACGTCTGTCAAGAAGAAGAATCATGACGGTAAGAAGTCTGCTGTAATCCAGCTCAACGATTCGACAGGCGTGATCGGTGTTTACATTGGAGGGGATATCCTCGAAGAGTACGGCAATCAGCTGAAGAGCGGAAATTCGTTCTTCTGTAGGGCAAGCAAAAACAGCGGTAACGACGATACGCTTTTCGCTAAGAAGCTGATCGTCGTGGGAGGAGAAAACGATGAATGATGTCAATGGTGTTCGGAGGAACGTGTATCCACTTGAGTGTCCTCACTGCGGGGCTGATCTCACCAAGGGTGCTGGAATTCTAAAGTATGCAGTGTCTGGTTGTCAGAAACTGCAAGTGCTTAAGAACGGACTCAGCACTCCCGTGTCTATATCTCGTCCTGCACCAATGTTGTCTCTGTGTGCTTCGTGCGGTGGCAGGATCATGACTGAGTCTGCCTATCTGACTGAAGACGGTCAGCTCATCGCCCATTCAGTGCCAGATGACAATGATCAGGATGATCTGCCTTCCCAGCTCGGTGGCGAAAATATTCCACAAATTGAAAATTCTGGTGAAAAATAGCCAGATCATGGCGCATAATATCTCCTGACGACAAGACAGGAGGTGAAAAATGAGCCGATATGTTTTTAGTTACTACGATGGAGACGAGCTGGTTCTCTATCGTGAGTCTCAAACGCCCGACGATCCTGAGTCTGACATGCCATACCTTGGATTTCACAAGGAATGCACCGAGGCGATCGTTGAGTACAAGAAGACTCACCCCAACGCTAAGGGTCACGGTCAGATTGCAGACAATGTGACTGACGGAATCGTCAAGCGCTGGAATTCGTAGTTAACGGCATGCTCCTGGAGGGTAAGTGTGCTCTCCAGGAGCTTATCAGAAGGGATGAGAAATGGTAAAGGTAAGTTGCATATCTGCAACTCCGCAGCCAAAGAAGGTGATTGCTGCAGGAGTCTTGAACATGCGAGGAGACATGCGTCATTCGCTCGACGATATCTCCGATGCCGAGGCAGACGAGATTTTCGCTGAGATGCAGAAAACTGCGCTTAATGGCGTGTTCGAGTGGATTACACTCGTGTTTCAGGTGGATGGAGTGTCTCGTGCATTCACGCACCAGGCAGTCCGCCATCGTGTCGGGTTCAGTTACTCTCAGGAGTCAATGCGATTCACCAAAGTCGAAGACATGGATGTGATTTGTGGTCCGTCCGTGAAGACAGACGAGCAGAAGGCTCTCTGGAACGACACGATGAAGAGTGTTGAGGATGCATATCATAAGCTCATCGATGCAGGTGTCGAGACTCAGGATGCTCGTGGCGTTCTGCCTACGAATGTTGTTACTCGCATTGGCATTGGCACCAATTATCGTGCTCTTGTCGGTCTGGCTGGCGATAGGCTTTGCCTCCAAGCACAGGGCGAATGGCGTGAGGTGATCCGCCAGATGAAAGAGGAAGTGAGGCGCATATGGGGCGATGATTTCGCAGACTATCTGCAGCCTGTGTGTGAGCATGAGCACCGCTGCAAATTCGAGTCTGTGTTCGACCGTCCGTGCCCTCTCCAGAAGAAGTGGAATCGATAGAAAGGAATCAATCATGAAGAACGAGATCAAGCAGCACCGTATTGACAACATTATGGATCTTGACCGTGGTCGCTACTACGACTGCATGGAGGCAATCGCTCGACTGATGGATGGCTTCGACATCCCCTCCGAGTTCCAGCTCAATCTCCTTCTCGACATGCACGATGCTCTCCGCAGTGCTCTGAAGGAGTGCAACTCTGACGACAACGACCAGTTCCTGTCGCTCAGCGAGATTGACGAGGTGACCAAGAAGAAGCTCGATCTGTGGCGCAAGGACGATGAGAAGCGTGAGAGCTTCCTCCGTCACCTTGAGCAGTTCACGGACTTCCTGTCTGGCGACTGTGGCAATTGCCATGATTGCGATGATGACTTCGAGGACTGCAAGTAAACAGCCTTGTTTGTTCACGGACGAGTCTCCTCGGAGGCTCGTCCATTTTTCGTTAAGGAGTGATAATGGAAGACATTATTGTGCGTTATATGGATGGCGCTAGCAAGCTTGAGCGCCATGGTGCTTGGATCGATCTGGCTTGCAGCGAGGACGTTTCCATGAAGCAGGGTGATGTGCGGATCATCCCGTTTGGTATCAATATCAAGATGCCAGAAGGCTTCGAGGGCATCATTGCTCCTCGCTCGTCCACTTGTCTGAAGCACGGTATCCTGATGGCAAATTCCATCGGGATCATCGAGAACGAGTACTGTGGCAGCGACGACGTCTGGGGGTTCGTGGCATATGCTGTTCGAGACACTTTCATCCCAGCTGGTACGCGCATAGCCCAGTTCCGCATTCAGCCTATGATGCCCGAGATCAACGTGATCGAAACAGACGACATGGGCTGCGCTTCTCGTGGCGGGTACGGCTCCACAGGCGAGTCTGCAAGCGAGGTCGATGACTAATGAAGACTATTCGACTCAGAGAAATGACTGACGAGGAATACAAGCTCGTCACAAAGAGCGTGTGTCCTGTTTGTGGCAGTGGTGAGCATGCTCGAACGAGTTTTGGGAATATCACGTCTACGGGTCGTTGCGTGGACGTGGTGTGCGATGAATGTGGAGCTGCATGGTCTCTGTACGCTACAGGCGATGGTTCTCTCCAGGAGCAAATGCGCATTCCTGAGACCTTGGATAAGGCGCCTTCTCCTCGTGAAGTGGCTATGGATGACCTTCTCCATCTGTCGGATAACAAGCTCAGGCGTATGAAGAAGAGAGTGAGCTCATTGCTCTCGCCATTGACCTTGACGAGGACGACATTGCTCGTCTTAACAAGCCCGAAATGGTCGAGGCGCTCATCTGTATTCGAAATGAGGCGCATTAGAATGGGCAAGAAGCGCAGCAATGCACCAGACTGGTGCGTCGCCCTAGGCTCTCGTCTCGCCAGCCGCTGCATGCCTGTAGAGGACGTTATTGAGGCAATTATGCTTGACGTTGAGATGTCTGGCGAGGATTATGCCAAACGTAAGTGGGAACGCATAGCTGAAAAGGAGAAGCGATGAACATTATATCTGTTTGCGGGATGGTATTCGTGATCATCGGATCTCTCTCCCTTATCGCCTGCTCTTCCGAAAAGCTGAATGGCGATCCTGAATACACGTATAAGGCTGGAGTCATTTTGACTTTTTCTGGACTGATACTGACTGCGATTGGTGGTGGACTCATCTAATGGGGAAGAAACAGAACAAGAAAAAAGCCATTAGGCTGCTGATCGTCTATAAAAAATCAGGAGACTCAAAACTTGACGTTTCTCCGACCACTCAATAGATCGAATTGTGAAGTGGCTGTCGTAGCTTTGTTTACAGCTATTGGTCCAGAACGTCCACGCCTCATAGAAGCATACGACGAAAACGATGGGTGCGTAGGATCGTGGACTTTCAAACCGAAGGAAGATGCAGATGTCGTTGATACAAAAGCCCTCCGAGAATAAAGAGTCGACTGGAGTGAGCGTGTTCCAACGTGTTCTTAGACGTCCGCATAGGGGTGTGCTAGCCCTTGACCCAGGAGGCACAACAGGGTGCGCTTGGAGCTATAAGAATGCTGTGAACGTCGGATACTCAATGGTGCCTCACGACCAGACCATTAAGTGGATGGAAGAGTTTCTGCGCAATGCTGGTCCATCCATTCAGGTGGTCGTAATCGAGAAGCACACTCCTCGCATCGGAGTCACTATGGGTCGTGAAGCCACGATGACTATGGAGCTGGTCGGTGGTTGCGCTGCAGTGGCTGAGCGGAATGGATGCGAAGTCGTGTGGCATACGGCATCTCAGATGAAGACCGTGCCGTGGTGCGACCTAGGCAAGGGTGTTCATGCCAAAGATGCCGCCAAACACCTCGCTAGATTCCTACTTGATGATGCTGGAGCCAATGGATTGATTGAGCTCTGATTCTGAAAATATTTCGGAGCCTTAGAATGGGTTCTAACGAGAGAAACACCGCAGACTCATGAAAGTGCTGCGGTGTTTCTATGTGCTCACGTTAGAATTGGTTTGAATCATGTGAATTGCCGTCTGTGCGGTTTAGCGTTTGAACGTACTGCCAACGACCAATGCACGAGTCCCAAAACACCTCGTCTAGACGCTTAGAATCGGACTTTCTGTTCGTTCGAAGCTTCAGATAGGCTTTTCGAGCGTTCAGCTTGTTTTCGTAGATCGCATGGAAGTAAAGCCTATCGTTCCTGTGGAGCGTCAAACGGTAAAAATGCCTACTCATCGAAAAGTTCCTCGTAGTCTGGATCGTCCGCCATGTCCTCCAGCGCGGTGACGATGCCATCGTAAAGCTCGTTCGGCATCACGTCGTACAACGAGCGGACGATGGAAGGGTGAACTCCGAACTCGTCTGCGAGTTCGTAGATGCGAGCGCGGTCTGCCTCAGGAATGTGTGCCATGATTTCTCCTTAGAACTTGACGATGCAGCGATTGATGTCGAAATGATCGTTAGCGTACGTGGCAAAGGGTGAATGCGAGATACTCAGCAGCGAGCTGCATATCGTCGAAAGAGTTGAATCCGCTTAGCTGCTGGTAGATCTCTCCGGACTCAATGGCGTGGTCGTCTCCCTCGTCGAAAACCTGGATGGCGAGGTCGTTGTCGTCGTCGCAGCACATAACGATTGCAAAGCCATTCACACGAGCAGTCGGGTATCCGCAGTACCCCTCGTCGTCGATCCAGTTGAGACCTGAGTTCTTCATGTTTCCCCCTTAGAATTCGATTTCAACGATGCCATCAATGCGGCTAGGAGACGTGAAGATGGCACGCTTCTTACCGTCCTTGCGACGAAGACCACAGGAATCCTTGTCGGTGACCTTCCAGAGGGAGAACTTGATGCCGCTTGCAATGAAGGACTTCTTGTTGACCTTGGAGACTTCGACTTCCTTCTTAATTTCGTAAATCTTGATACCAATGCACTCACCCTTGTGGGCGGTAAGCTTCTGACCGATCTTGACGATTTCCTTGACGTTCTCCATTTCAGTTCCCTTCAGTCGTTACTTCCTGACGACCTTATTATCCCTATAAATAGTTGAACTATTATTGGGAATCAAGAAAATCTTGAAAATATTCAGAGAAAAAAGGCTGGGCAGGTCTCCCCACCCAGCCAACAGATTCTACTCGCAGAACTTCTTGAGGGATTCGCGCTCATCCTCGGCATTCCTAGGGAGGCGAACGAGCATATCGTAGAGCACGTCGCCGTACGCATTCACCTTGGATGAATAGATGTCGTTGTCCCAGTCGTCAGCGGTGCAGACAGCGTCACCAGTCACCATCGAGCGGAACATGAGCTTCTTGTTGGTGTCACGAGAAAGCACAGCCTGACGATACTCGAACACCATCGTGCGGAACGTGATGTCGTTGTAGAGAGACTCAACACGAATAGCCACACGATCAACGGCGATCTCGCCGACCCACTTGCTAGCGAACAGATACATGCCGTCGATGAAGTCCTCGAAGGACATGGAAGCGGCAGAGGAAGGGATGAAAACAGAAGTCTGGGGCGCGGTCATGGCGTTCTCCTTGTCATTGTTAGCCTCAGGTGAAGTGGCTGGCTCGTTGTACTCTTCGAGGTAATCGAAAGTGAGGGCTACCTCGTGAACGAGCTCGTTGATGCGCTCATCGGAGATGTGGTTGAGGGTGCGCTTGTCGAGCGAATCGAGACCCTCGGATGCGTACTGCTCGGCATCGTCGATGAAGCAGTGACCCTCGTAGTGGGTGTCGCCGTCGGCGATGGCGTTCTCAACGGAGCCAAGAGAATTCGCCATAGCCTCGACAGCCCTCTTCTCAGAAGTGGTCTTACCAATGCGCTCAGCGGTAGTGGAGAAGTTGGTCATGGTGGTCATTGCAGTGTCCTTTCGAAGTCGTTGTCAATTCCCTGCAACACTATTATCGCTCGAAATTGTTCAACTTTCATCGGGAATCTTGAAAATAATAAAAATATTTTCGAGAGATGTCGTTAATGTGGTAAAACAAGAAAACGTATTAATGCATAAGAAAATATAATGAAATTGATAAGGTAATCTATAAGAAAAAGAGCGATAATAGATAAGGAGTATATATTTAAATAATAGGAATGTGGTGATAATGACGACTAACAGGGAGAATGGGAAGACTAAGGCTTCGAAGAAGGTCTCAGGATCTAAGAAGTCGAAGCCTAAGTATTCCAAAAATAACCCACATCCTAAGCATATTGAAGACCCTGAGCATTGGACTTACTGGGGGACTCCTCGTTGTCAAGGACACAATCCTCGAACAGGAAAGCAATGCACAAAGGGGGCAACGGTGGACGGCAAATATTGTGCCGTCCATACTAACATTGAGGAAGCAGCAGCTAAGGGTGGCTACCACAAATTCGACGAGAAGGCTCCTCAAATTGTCGCGCTAGTGAAGCAAGGCTACACATTCACCACTGCTTCAGCTCGTGTTGGTCTGAACCCTCGTACAATCACTGAGTGGCGTCGTCGTGGTAAGGAAGAAATGGCACGAGGACAAGAAGGCAAGTATGCCAAGTTCTGGTGCGACTTGGAAGAGGCTCGCATTTTCGCATGCTCATTGGTCGAGAATGCTCTGTTCTCTGCTGCTATTAACGGCAACGTCTCGGCGATGATTCGATATCTCGAATGTCGTATGCCTGATGTGTGGAATGCCAAGCGGGTAATGGAGATTTCCGTCGAGACTAAGCACAAGCTAGACGTGAATTGGCAGGTAGACGTGAAAGCCCTAACAGATGAACAATTACGCGCCAAGGTGAAAGAAATTGCACAAGCTGTGGAAGTGACCGTGGGAGATCATGTGGATGATGCGGCACTTCCCGCTTTACCCGTGACTGCTGAGGCGGTGGAAGATGCCTAGACGTAACAAGGTCGTGTCCCATGTCGGAACAAAAGCTCCTGAAGGTCTTCCCACCCAGTTGTCCGATGGAGACAGGACTCAACCGCTCGACATCAAAGATGTGCCTAACATGCTCGGTCAGCTCGAATGTATCCGACAGGAACTCGCACGTCGCCACCTTCTCGACTACACATTGTACATGGACGAGAGCTACAAGATCGGACGCCACCACAGGCTCATTGCAGCTCAGCTCGAAGCGACCATCAATGACGTAGTCGCTATTCACGAGGCACGCATGAATGAGTCGGAGAGCGATAATCTGCGTGTTATGATCTTCATGCCGCCTCGACACGGTAAGTCTCGCCTCGTCTCCCAGGAGTTTCCTGTGTGGGGAATGGGCAACCATCCATGGATGACGTGGATGCTCACATCCTACTCGGCAGACCTCGCTCAGGAATTCGGTCGAATGACGAGGAACAAGATGAGAGACAGCGAGGAACTGTTCGGAGTCAAGCTCGCAGAGGATGCTGCTCGTGCAGACCGATGGGGACTCGAAGGAAGCCACGACAATGGCATTGTTGCAGCAGGTGTTGGTGGCGCTATCACTGGTAAAGGTGCTCATATCGCCATTATTGACGACCCGATTAAGAACTATGAAGAGGCTAGCTCTGAGACGGTGAGGCGCTCTGCCTACAATTGGTACCAGACTACGCTGCGCACTCGTTTGGCTCCAGGCGGTGCCGTGATTGTCGTTATGACTCGTTGGCATCAGGACGACCTTGCAGGACGTCTGTTGGCGGATATGGAGAAGGGTGCGGACAAGTGGAAGGTACTGAGCCTTCCCGCTCTGGCAGAGGGCACCGATCAGCTCGGTCGTTCTGACGGAGAGGCGCTGTGGCCAGAGATGTATGATGAGGTGTCACTGAATCGTACACGAATCGCCATGGGCAGCTACATGTTCAATGCTATGTATCAGCAGCACCCCAGTCCTCCAGACGGTACCATGTTCCGTAGGAAGGATTTCAGGTACTGGGAGCTCATCGACCATACGTACGTGCTTCACAGGGACACGGGCGATGAACGATTCGTGCCTGAGCAATGCTGGCACTTCCAGACCGTCGATCCGACAGCCTCTGCCAAGACCACAGCAGACTGGTTCGTATGCAGTACATGGATCGTCACTCCGAAGAACGACCTGCTTCTTTGGGATGTGTTCAGGGCACAGATGGAAGGCGCTGAACAGCCTAGGCTCCTGCTAGACCAGTACAGACGCTACATGCCCACGTGCATGGGCATCGAGGTCAATGGTGTTGGTCGTCCCGTCTTCCAGATGCTGCGCAATGCTGGTGTGCCTGTAATGGAGCTGAACGCCACCAAGGACAAGGTCACCAAGGCTATCCCCATGGGTGCTCGTTACGAGAGCCACAAGGTCTTCCATCGTATGGGTGCCGCATGGCTGGGGGACTACGAGGATGAGCTCGTCGGCTTCCCCATGGGCGCTCACGACGACCAAGTCGACACTGCATCCTATGCCGCTATCCTCACTCAGGAGCTCGCCAGCCGTAGGACTGGTGCTTCACTGGTCGAGCTCGACGTACCCAACATCATCTCACCAGTGTAGGAGGTATCTGAATGGCAATGGACAAGAATCATCCGCTCCTGAAGATCGCCAATGGGCTGAGCGGTGGACAGCTTAACAGTCTCAGCGAGGCTGTCGAGCTGTACGGCAACATAGCTTTCACCGAGCACAGCAACAACGAGCTGCTGCAGGAGCGTATCGCTGAGCTGGAGCTGGCTCTGGATGACGTGGGCTACGAGCGTATCGGTGACTCTACGCTGAATCGTCAGTTCACCAAGGCATCCATCGACAAGATTGCCGCTATGGCAAGGGTGTATTGGTTGAAGAATCCTCTGGTCAAGCGAGCCGTAGCCACTCAGGCGAACTACGTGTTCGGTCATGGTGTCGACGTGGTAGCTGCAGACGAGGATGTCCAGTCTGTTATCGATGCGTTCATGGGCGACTCCAAGAACAAGGCTGAGCTTACAGGCGAACAGGCTATGCTAGTCAAGGAGACTGAGCTCCAGGTGACTGCAAATCTGTTCTTCACATTCTTCACAGACCCTCTCAACGGTGCCACTCGTGTGCGTACCATCCCGCTGAACGAGATCACTCGCATCATCTACAATCCCGAGGACAGTAAGGAGCCGTGGTACTATTTCCGTCAGTGGCAGCAGCCTAAGGAAGCAGGCTCGCAGAAGTACGAGACCCGACAGGCAATGTACCCAGACATCAACTACATGCCTCAGGGAGGTCTGCCTCGGTACTTCAACGGCATCGAGGTTATGGCTATGAATCCCGTATACCATGTGAAGACGAACTGCCTGTCCGACATGGAATACGGTGTTTCTGAGATCTACGCAGCCATCGACTGGGCTAAGGCGTACAAGGAATTCCTTGAGGATTGGTACACCATTGTCAAGAGCCTGTCCAAGTTCGCATGGAAGGCTACGAGCAAGTCTGGTGCCACGGGTATGGGGCAAGCCAAGCAGGTGCTCGAAGGAGCCATTAACGGTGGTTCTAACCCTATGAATGGTGATCTCCCTGGGCAAGCGGCTCAGGTATGGATGTCCTCAGACAATTTCGATCTTACACCCATGCCTAAGAGTGGTGCCACGGTGGCTGTGGACGATGGTCGTCGTGCTCTGCTGATGGTATGCGCTGCGACTGGTATCTACGAGCACTACTTCGGAGACCCTAGCACTGGTAACCTTGCTACTGCCAAGGCGATGGAGCAGCCGATGCTCCTCATGTTCCAGGAGCGTCAGGAGCTGTGGACGGACATCTTCAGCACGGTGCTGGGCTACGTCATCGACCAGTCTGCGCTGAAGCCTGGTGGTAAGCTCAAGGGTGTCCGCTCGTTCAACGACTATGGAGAGTCTTACGTTGATACAGGCGAGCTTAACCGTACGTTCGATATCAAGTTCCCGCCCATCCTCCAGGAGGATATCAACGAGCGCATCGATGCCATCGTAAAGAGTGTGACCCTGTCTGGTCAGACCCCTGCCAATACCATCGATCTCAAGACTGCTACTACCCAGCTGCTCACTGCGCTCGGTGAGGACACGGACATTGTGGATAAGCTGTTCCCCGATGAGCCGAAGAGTTGGGACGAGGTCGAAGAGGAGAAGCAGCAGAAGGCTCTCGAGATTGCTATGGGGCAGCAATCCGCTGCAGATCAGCAAGCAGCTCAGGCGGCTAAGGCTGCAGGGGCAATTGACAATGCCAAGAAGAATGGCGACGATATCAAGAATGCCAAGACTCCTGAGGATAAGGCAGACAAGGCTGCTGGTGAGGTCGAAGAGTCGTACATTCAGTTGCTCGATAACATGGTGGCTGAGCTTAGGGAGAAGGGTATCTGATGGATGTAGAGTCTTTTGTGCCGATTCTTATTCTGGTGGTCGCTTTTATTCCGTTTGCCTTGATGGATCTGTTCAGAGACCCTGAGGAAAACGCAAAGCGAATCGTCGATGAACAGAAGTTCGAATGGAGGCATCACTAATGGCAGAACCCTACGGCACCATAGCCAAGTATCGCAATGCATTGGCTATCAAGAAGCACAATGCCATCATTCAGCCGTGGGCTTCTGCTATGGCTCTTGACGTTGCAGCTGTGTTCTGGGCTACGTGGAAAGGTATTGAGGAGCGACTGCCTGAGGGAGATGAAATCCTCGAAGCAGAAAAACCTCGTGATTCCCGTGACCTGAAGAACAAATATAGCGCGATAATAAGGGTCGAGGTCAAGCGACACTCTGCTGAATTGCAGCATGTAATCGAGAATTACATTTATCGAGTGTGGCTTGCAGGTGCTGTAGAGCAATGCCGTGACCTCGGGTGCACTGGGTGGTTCTTCTCATCCCTGTCGAAGTCGTCAACTTCATCTGAATCCGCCAGTGCACCCGATGGTGCCTCTCTTCAGGAGGCACCCAGAGTCCGCAATGTTAAGGCGGATAAGTCTGGATGGGTGTCACTTCCTAACTTCAGAGCACAAGAGTACGCTAAGAAGCATGCTGCAGAGGCTGTAACGCAGATCAACGACACCACTCGCAAGGAGATCGCGCGTATTGTCTCCGATGGCGTCAAGTCTGGTTCTTCTTACAACGATATAGCCAATGCTATCAAAGACAAGTTCGAGGAATTCGCAGTCCCGATGCCCCAGAAGCATGTGTCGAATCGTGCTGTGCTGGTCGCTGTCACAGAGCTAGCGAATGCCTACTGTGAGGGAAACGCTCAGGTCGGTAACTACCTTCAGGACAATGGCGTTAAGATGATGAAGGCATGGCAGACGCTTGAGGACGACCGTGTGTCTGACGGCTGCAAGGAGAACGAGCGTGTCGGCTGGATACCGATTAACAAAGAGTTCCCCAGTGGTCACATGCATCCGCCTCGTTTCCCAGGATGCCGATGCGATTTCCTTCAGGATATCCTCGAAGAAGACATGCTGGGCAAGCCAATCGAGGCTTTGTACGGTAAGCAGTACACCAACAGTGCTGTTAACATCACGAAAAGCTCGCCAAGCAAGACCGTTTCTTCTCAGGTGCAACAGGTTACTCCTAGCAAGAAAACAAAGGCTGGTAAGGCGGCTTCAAAACGTGTCGGTGTTTCTAGCGCCCCCAGTTGGGATAAATGGGATCTGAAAGGTGTAGAAGAGAAGATTAATTCGCTGAGACCTGAAGACTACCATATAGCAATGGATGCATTCGCAAAAGGCGACGAATCTGAGTTCGCAAGCTGTGCTGGAGGAAAGCTTCCAGATGTAGTTAAATTGCTCAGAGACAAAAAGGCCTCGTTTTCTTCCATGCCAGAGCCTTTGAAGGATTCAATTCAGACCTACACGGGATCTTACTACCTACAAATGAACGAGTATCTCAGAAAAGGTCGTAAAGTAAACAGCCTTTTCTCTGATGAAAAAGTCAGGACTCACGTCGAAAATGCAGAAAATGCGATTAAAAAATACGGAGTTACATCTCATCCGATTGTTGTGAACCGAGGATTCGATGGAGATCTCTGGGATTCATGGAAAGAAGGTGAGACTAAACAGATTCCTGAGTTCGTATCGACCTCTGTGAAAAGCACAGGTTTTCGCAAAGATAATATAGCGCATATTTATGTCCCACCGAATAAGGGATGTGGGATATATGTAGATGGTGAGTCTAAAAACCCAAGAGAATGGGAATATCTCATCGCCCCAGACTCGAAGTTTAAAGTACATCATATTGAAGACAATGAGTGGGGCGGGAAAGACTTCTGGCTCGAGCTTATACCTTAGGAGAAACGATGACAGACTTTTTTCATTACGAGGATTCACCTGGACCAGGTCATAGTGTCGATGAGCCCATCAGGGCAAAGCAGCCTATGTGCCTTATGTGCAAGTACCTTCTAGGCTTCACTCCAGGTGCCAAGCCGTACTGCAAGGCATTTCCAAACGGCATTCCCGACAAGTTTTGGGATGCTAAGGTCGATCATACCGTTCCATACACAGGTGATAGTGGCATTACATTTGAGCCTTAGAGCAGTTAAAGCTCACTATTCCAGATGGAACTTAGCTTTCTCGCCTTGTTACTAGAGAGATAATTCTTCAAGAACGTGCTGCGCATGCATGGAAAAGCACTCGCAGCACGTTTCTTTGTAAGAATGTGTGGCTTGACGGGAGGTGAACATGGATAACATCACATTCTTGGGCTCACTGCTCACTGAAGCAGACAAAGCCGTAGGCAAGTACCCTGTCAAGGTCATTCAGCCTGGTTGGGGTTCTTCTGGTTACTATTCCGAGACCGTTCTTGCAGCTTCTGCACAGCTTTTCGAGGGTGCGCAGATGTTCTGGAACCACCCAAAGTCCTCCGACAACTACGAGCGTCCTGAGCGAGACCTTCGAGATCTCGCAGGCGTGCTCACGAACGTCCGTTATGAGGAGACCAATGCGAATGGTGCTGGTATCTACGGTGATGCTACCGTGTTCGAACCTTTCCGTGAGACTCTGAACGAAATTGGACCATACATTGGCGTGTCTATTCGCGCTGGTGGCAAGGTTCACGAGGGTGAAGCTGAGGGTCGCGCAGGTCTTCTGGTGGAAGAGATTAATCTCGTCCAGTCTGTTGACTTTGTGACTCGCGCTGGAGCTGGTGGCAAGGTTCTGGCTCAGTTTGCTGAGGCTGCACGAAGCCCATACAACGTACTTGAAAACGTAAATGAGGAGGAATCTATGAATCTTGAGGAAGCTCTCAACGCCATTGGTGAGCGAGACAACACCATCAATGGTCTGAACACGCAGCTTTCCGAGGCTCAGGGTCAGATCGATACCCTCACCCAGGAGCTTGCACGCCTCAACGAGGCACATATGCTTACTGAGTGCGGTGCAATCGTCGCTGCAGAGCTGAAGGAGAGCGACCTGCCTGAGGTCACCAAGGAGCGTATCCAGCAGGAGGCTGGTAAGTTCATGGCGACTAAGGATGAGGACAATAAGAAGAAGCTCGACAAGGACAAGGTGAAGCAGTCTGTCCAGGAGGCTATCAAGGCTGAGGCTGAGTACATCAGTAAGCTGTCTGGTGGCATTAACGTTACTGGCATGGGCTCCAAGGGTCACGAGAACGACGATGATCTTGCAGAGGCTGTCGACCTTACCGATGCCTTCAAGGCTATGGGTCTGTCCGAGAGCGCGGCTAAGATTGCCGCTAATGGCCGCTAAGGAGGAAACGAATGGCTAAGAACTTTGTTCAGGTCGGCGAGAACCTGACGCTCCCTGTCACCGAGGACGTTAAGAGCGGTGAACTCGTTCAGGTCGGCGAGATTATTGGTGTCGCTCTCACCGATGCTAAGACCGACGACGGTACCAACTACTACACGACCATCGCTACGAAGGGTGTGTGGAACCTGACGCTGAAGGCGACCACTACGGTCGGTGACGTTGTTTCTACTCAGCCGAAGGGTGGTGGTAAGGCAGTTCCTGTTGGTTTTGCGCTTGAGGCTGTTACGCATTCCAGCACGGACATCGTTGTCCCTGTGCTGCTTTGCCTCGGTCTCGCCTATGGTGCTGCAGACCCTGTCAGCGCGTAAAGAAAGGTGTGAATAATGGCTGAGTTTCTTGAGCTTGTAGAGTCTATCAACGCAGAGGCTGCGACTGCAGATAAGCTCTTTGGTGGCGAGGGTGTGCGAATCACTCCTCGCAACAATCCGCAGTACAACAAGAATCTGGCTGAGGCTGCGAATCTTGTCGCGAATCTTGTTCAGCGTGGCAACAAGCTGGATATGTATCGCTTCCAGGAGGCACTGACCACCAGCGACTTCCCGATTTATTTCGGTGACCTGCTTGACCGTCAGATTCTCGCTTCCTACGCTGAGGCTCCCCAGACTTACACCCAGTGGGCTAAGGTCTCTGAGGTGGCTGACTTCCGTCCTGCCAAGCGTTATGCTATGGACGGTGGCGAGGCTGCGCTTAAGACCGTTGATGAGCTGGGCGAGTACAAGTCTGTCGGTCGTCGCGAGTCTGAGCTCCAGTTCTCTGTGAAGAAGTTTGGTGCTCGTTTCGACATCTCCTGGGAGGCTATGATCGATGACGATCTGTCCCTCCTTACCGACCAGCCTACGCGCTTTGGTAAGGCTGCTCGTCGTACCGAGGAGCGAGAGGCTACCAAGCTCCTCATGAACAACACGTTCTTCTCTTCTAATAACGACAACCTCATGTCGTCCAATCCGCTCACGGTTCAGAACCTTCAGAAGGCTATCGAGAAGTTCACCGCTAAGGTGGACGACGATGGCGAGCCTATCATGGTCGGTCCTGCCATCCTCATGGTTCCCCCTGCGCTTGAGGTCACTGCGAACAACATCCTCAACGCTTCCGAGTTCCTTGCATGGGACGGTGGCCAGGAGTCCTTCCAGATGCGTACGAACAACTGGCTGAAGGGCAAGCTTAAGCTTGTTGTCAACCACTACCTCCCTGTCCTCGATAAGACGCATGGCTCCGACGCTTACTACCTGCTCGCAGACCCGTCCGCTGCTCGTGGTGCCGTTGAGTTTGCATTCCTCCGTGGTCACCGCTCTCCTGAGCTGTTCATGAAGTCTCCGAATGCCATGTCTGTCGGTGGCGCTTCTGCTGGTGCTATGGCTGGCGACTTCGACCACGATGCCATCGGCTACAAGGTACGTCACGTCATGGGCGGTACGGTCATTGATCCGAAGTGCGCTCTCAAGTCTGTGGGTGCGTAAGGAGGCACCATGGGACAGTACGCTGACAAGGTGAAGCTGGTTCGGCTTCTCACTGGAGACAAGGCTGTTGACGATTACGTCTTCACTGACGATGAGATGGAGTCGTTCCTTGAGCTGAGCAACGGCAACGTTTACTACGCTGCTGCTGATGCGCTCGACGCCATTGCCGCCAATGCAGCGTACACGCTTAAGGTGCTGACTATTCTGGATGTTACCACGAACGGACAAGCGACTGCGGAGGCGATTCGAGCTTCCGCAGCCGCTCTCCGTACCAAGGCTGATGCGGACGCAGCTAACACCATTGTATGTGGCGTAGTTAATGTGGTTACTCCTCAGTTGCCTACGCATTGGCGTCCGTGGTGGGAGGCTCTCGCATGAAACTCCTAGGCAATGGCTGGCAGGACATGCTGAAAGGCTACTTTGACCACACAGTCACGTTCTACAAGCCGACTAAAGAGCAGGACTCCACAGGACAAGTTCTCGATAAGTTCGAGGAAGTGGAGGCTCTGACCGATATCCCCTGTGCAGTTGGCAATCGAAACCTAGCTAAGACGAGCAATACCCAGTCCAGCTATGGTTCAGAGGAGGGATTCGTCCGCATCCTGATCGCAGATGCCCATCCTGAGATTAAAATCGGCTGGAAGGCGGTCATTGACCATATGGACAGTGAGCCGTATCTCGTTCAGGAGCGCACTCCTAACCAGTCAGCCGATGTTAGCGAGATACCTGTAAGTAGGTGGTATTAATGGCTAAGAACACACCTGGAGTGAGCGTATATCTTGACTCTGGCAAGACCGCTCGGGTGCTTTCCAAGTTCACTTATATTGGTGAGCAAGCAATGCCGACTGAGCTGAAGGCTTTGATGGCGGGAGCGAATACTGTCGTCAACTCTGCCAAGCGTCGAGTACCAAAGAAGACGGGTACGCTTTCCCGTTCAATCCACATGGAACCTGAATCTGACAGTGGCGTGCTCGTTGGTACGGACGTCAAGTACGCAAAGTACGTTGAGCAGGGGACTGCTAGGATGAAGGGTCGTCCGTACCTCCAACCTGCACTGACTGAGAACCAGCAGCGCATTCAGAATCGAGTTCAGAGGGCAATGCAGCAGATGATTGCCAGTCAAGGAGCATAAATGGCTGACATGGCGACAGCTACACAGTTTGACGTTGGAGAGCTTCTCAGAGGCATCATCATTAGCGACGCTAAGATGGCTTCTAAGGTGGGGTCACGTGTGTATCCTGGCGAGCTGCCAGACACCACCTCATATGAGCCGAATTCGCCAGACCTTCCAGCCATTCACTATTCGCTCGTTGATGA